GCTTACACCATTATGTCATCAACTCTGAAGATTCTGAAGTATTGGTTGCTTCTATCTGAACCGATAGTACCATCAATAGCTACATAAGGGTTAGCAATCATGCCGTACCTTGTTTTGAATCCCATTCTTGGTTGGAAATCATTCTCACCCACTGCTTTAACCATTGTTAAAGGAACGTAAGGACAATAGAATAGTCCAGCGTCATATGGATTTGAACCTCTATAACCAACACAAACGAAGTCAACTGTTGCATAAGGATCGATGTAAACTTTAACTCTACCGTTTAGTAATCCTGCGAAAGTATTACCAGTATCGTCAACGTTTAAATCAACTGAAAGAGCAGGTGTGTAGTCTAAAAGACCAGCAGCTGCTAAAGCTGAAGCTACGTCTGAAGAACAGATAATGAAATTACCTTTTCCTCTTCTTGTTTCTTTAGCGATAACATTACATTCTCTCTCAATCTGCATGATGAGACCTTTAAATCTCTCAACCATCCATCTTCCGTCTGAGTCTGTGTTAACATCAAAAATACCACTTACAGCAGTTGAAGTTTGTAAAGCACCAATTTTAGCTTTTGTTAAAATTGTTCTAACAACTTCTCTGTTGATTTCAGCAAGTATTTCAGCTGATAGGATATTAGCAAGTTCGCCTTCAGCGTCCAATCCATGAACTGCTTTAAGGTCTTGTGCTAATTCCATTGTGTACTCAGCTTTTAAAGCTCTTGACTTAGCAGTCACAGTTGATTTCTCAATTGAGAATGCCATTTCGCCGAAAGAACCGTCTCCGGATTCTCCAACGCCCAGTCTTTCTGCCGCACTTGTTGCAAGACCGCTACCGAATGTTGAAACTGTATCAGATTCGTCAGCAATTGTTGCGTCAGTGTCAGCATCAGTTACGCCACTTAGACCTGTTGGGTCTGCTTGGTGAGTACCTGTTCCTGAGAAGTCAGTATCAGCTTCATCAAATAAAGCTTCAGTACCGCCTTGGGTTGAGTATTTTGATTTCATTGCAAAGATAAGTCCTGTTGGACCACTCATTGGCTGAACGCCAGCGATATCGTATGCAATAAGGTTAGGCATAGCTCTTCGAACTAAAGAAATTAATACTGGGTCAAATGAACCAATATTACCAGCGCCAATATTATTAGCAGCTGCAGCCTCAGAAATAAAATTTCCTTGTGCATTATTTCTTTCTTCTTGAAGGGCAACCTCTTGGTTTTCTAACAATCTAGCTGTGACAGCTTTCTTGTAGTTATCCTGGATAGGTGAAACTGAGTCGTGATCGAGTACAGGACCCCACTTTTCCATTAAGTTTTTATCTGCGTTAAACATTTTATTTTCCCTTATTTAGTGAAATTAGTTATAGCTTGTGTGTATTGGCTCATAGAGTCTGAAGTGTCTAAATCGACTTCTCCATTTCCTAATAAGCTGTCTACTTCGTCCACTGATTCTTCAGAATCATTTTTGAAGTATGATTCTTTAACAGTTTTAACTTTGACTTCAAAGTTTTCTCTATTATCGAATTCGATATCTTCTACTAATGATGCTAATTTCTCAGCTTCAGTTTCTGCAAGCCCTGATGATTGTTCTCTTACTACTTCTTGTTTTTCAAAATCTTGAACTTTAGAATGTAGCTCGATATTTTCATCTGTGGTTTTATTTAAAGTATCTTCAAGTTCAGTGACTTGTTCGTTGAGGTCATCAACTAAATCATCTTTACCTTCTGGTACTTCGATGTAGTGTTCTTTGAACACTTGTTGAAGTGAAGTCATGAATTCTTCAGCAATTTCAGTCCTAAGACCTTGTTGAACTGCTAGTTCATTGTCCTTCATCCAACCTTCTACTACGTAGTTAAGATATGAATCTACCTTTTCTACTAGTGAAGAGTGAACTTCAGATACTTCTTCTTCTAAGTTTTGAGCGTATTCAGCTTCAAGTCTTTCAACTTCTTCGCTTAATTTGCTAGTAAGCACTGCTTCAAAAATTGCTCCAGCTTTTCCTCTGAATCCATCAGATAAAGTAGCTTCTTCTTTGATGATTGCATCTAAGTCTTCGTCAAAGTCAATTGCTTCAACCTTAGCTTTTGCTTTAGGCTCAGGCATTTTACCTTTAACTGCATTTTCTGCTTCTTTTTCTGTTTTAACTTCAGGGGATACACCGTCAATTTCCATCACTTGTGCATATAGCTCTTTCGCTTCTCCACTTTTCATTTTCTTCATCATATCAACTGTTGCTTGAATGACTGCAGCTTTAGTTTTAGGAATCTCAACTGGTTTGACTTCAGATTCGTTATATTCTTTAACTTCCTCTTCGTCT